GCGAGATACGCCGCGATTGCTGTGGTGTCGCCAAAGTCGTAAAACTCGCGGGCGATGTCGTGAGCTCCAGCGAAGCGTTGAGCGGTAAACGTTTCTTCGATCCATGCGGGCGTATTCGATGGAACGGCCGCTTTATCGCCCGCCCATGTTCCTACGGCGGGCGCGGTCGTCCATCGCCAACCTTTCACCTTGAACGATTCGAGCGCGGCGGACGTGTCGCAGAGCTCCACGAATTGACGCCGGTACGGAACGCCATTCCAGAGCTCGCCCACATAGGCGGGTTGATTCGCCCACGGTGAGCCCGTGTAGGCGATGTCAGCAAGCGCGGCCGTCAATTCGGGCGAACGGTGACCGGTCATAGCTTGCGCGAACGTACCGGCGAGCTCTCGAACATTCGAGATTTGCGCGGTCATGGTCGGCGCGGCGGGCGCGAGCGGTGCGGTAAGCGCGGCGGGCGTGGCGTCTGTCGCGGTAAGCGCGGCGGGCGNGCTGTCTGTGTTTGGCATTTCGGTTTCGCTTTCGCTAGTGGTGGTGGTGGTGGTGGTGGTGGACTCTTCGAGCTCGGCGGGACTCTTCGAGCTCGGCGGACTCTTCGAGCTCGGCGGACTCTTCGAGCTCGGCGGACTCTTCGAGCTCGGCGGTTAGTAGGGCGGGGATTGCGCGGGCGGACGTGAACGCGGGTAGCGCGGTGTGTGCTACGGCCGTGAGCTCTCCGTATTCCACGGTGTCAGAGTTGAGCTTCATATTTTGGAGCTCCACACTGAAACCATCTTTCGATTTGTCGAGCGCGGCCGAGAGCGCGACGGTAGCCGCGGGCGTATCGGCGAGCTGGAACGTGATTTGCAAACCGGCGGGCGTTTCAAGCGCGCTTAGCGCGTGCCCGATTGATTCGTATCCCGCGGGGTCGTTGCTGTGGCGGTCGAGCAATTTTACGCGCGAGAGCTCGGCGGGCAGCTTGATCGAGCCGGGCCGAAATTGCACGATACCTGCGGACGTGTAACCGCGCTCTCCGTACGGCGCGGCGAGAGCGGTAATGGTGCGCGATGACAGGGAGGCGAATAGCACAAGCGAATGACTCATAGGGTTTAGTCTCCAATAGGCGGGGCGGTAGGTGCGGGATTGCGTAGCGGCCGCGTGTCGAAAGTGATTGTTTCGCCGACGGCGGTAAGTGTGTTCATTGAGAGCGCGGCGGTAACCGCGTCCATGTATTTACGCAAACCGTAGTCAATGAATTGGGCGTTATTTCCCTCAGCCGTCGCATAGGTGAGCGATGCAGTGTTTACTGTTGCGTCGATCATGCTTGCTGGTATTCCGATAACGCGGGCGATGTCGAGAGCGGCCGCGTTACGGCCGTCAATAATGAGCGCGTTAGCGTCCGCGGCGTGTACTCGCATTTCGACGTTTTTAGGCGTGAATGATACGGCGCGGCCGCCGGTTGCGGCGCGGGCTTTTAGATAGCTGTTCAATAGCTCTTTGATTTCTTCGGGCGTGAGCGTGAGCTCGCCCGTGTAGTGGAGCTCCACTAATGCTTCGGGGTGTTCGGATCGTTCGCGGGCGGTCGTGGCGAGAGCTTGCGCGGCGCGGTATTGCATCAGCCCCAATAGTTAAGATTCCCTCATGCGGGCCGGGAATGAGTACGGCGGACTCGGCGGGAACGGCCGCCCACACGGTATCTGTGATTTGTCGCTCTACGCCGCCCGTGTTAGTGAATCTCCACGCTTCGAGCGGTACGCGGCTAGCTCGAACAGGTGCTCCGGTTGTGTCTCGGTCGATTAGCCATAATGCCCACCCACTAAATAACAGGTCGTCAATAGTCCACGCCATGCGATGCCATGCGGGGAGCTCGCCCGCGTCTTTCAGCCATGCGGGTTGAGTCGCGGCGTCCGATTCGAGCGGGCACGCGGCGATTGCGCCCGCGATTAGGTGACGGGCGGCGGCAACGGCGGGAACGGACATCGCGCCAGCCCGCGAGAGCGGGACGGCCGCCGGGTTCGAGCCGGACAGAATATCGGCCCAAACGAATTGTTCTAAATGTGACGGGTTCGGCGCGAGCGGGGAAGCTAGCGCGGCGCGGCGCGGGCGAAATAGGGCCATAGCGGACATAGTAACTAGCTGTCCACGGTAACGATGAACGGGCGCGCCGTGTCGGTTGTAGTTGTTTGGAGATAGTAGGCGGCGGCGGCCGCGGCGATTAGCGGCGAAATGTCTCCGGGAGAGTGCCTCCGTGAGAGCGTCGAAACCTCACCTATGGCGCGCGTGGTCGCGACGCGCGCGGCGGCCGCCCACGCGGGCGAGCTGTCGAACCGTATGCGCTTCGAGCTAATGAGACTCAGCAGGTTTCCGGTCGCGGCCGCGGCGTCACGTCCGCCCATGCGGGTNACGGGCGGCGACGATTGCAGCGCGGCCGAGATTTCACGGGCGGCGCCGCCGTCATCGGCGACGATTGCGGCAGGNAGAGCGTCGGCCGCCCACGCGGGCACGCGGTCGAGTAGCCATAAATAGCCAGGAGCTCGCTCTAATATNGTTGCGTGAATGTTCCCGGTTTCCAGGTCGAGCCATAACGCCGATAGTGTCGCCGTGGTTCGATCATGGGCGACATCGTAGGCGATCACAGCGCGACGCTGTGACGGTAGCGGCATGGTTTCGAGTGTGAGAGCTTCGAGCTCGGCGGCGGCGATTAGTGACGATTCGGCGGCCGTTTTACGGTTCGCATAGGCGCGCTCGAACTCGGATCGAGAGAGCGAGCTAGCGGCTTGGTGGAGCTTTTCGGTATCGGTCAATGTTCCTAGTGCCGGGTGAAATGTCGGCCATAGTTCCGGGTTGTAAATGTCGATCCCGGCGGGCGCGCCGTAGTCAATTAGACAGATTCCGGGCGTACCCTCACGCGCGGCCGTTATCCATTTATCGAGAAATACACTTTCTTCGGTTCCAAGCGTTGAAATGATCCATATTTGAGCGTCCGGGAGCGTGTTTTGTGCGGGAATGATCGCGCCGAGCAATAGCTCTCCTTGCGTTTCGTCTAACGTAAACGCTTCATCGAGCATGACTAGATCGGGCGTGTAACCGTGGAGAGCTTCGGGATTCGGAGGGAACGGTGAGAACCGCGAGCCGGTAGCGTAATGATGTAGGCGCGGCGCGCCCGCGCCTAGAAATATCCGAAACCGGGAGCTAATCGCGGCGTTCTGGTCGATACGTTTAGTGAGGTCTTGCCAACGTTCACGGGCGTCTTTCCCAGTTTGTGCCGTGTAGAACACATTTCGATTCTTCCCGCCGAGCATGGCAGTAACGCCGATAGCTCGCGCAAGCGTAGTTTTTCCCGATTGCCTGGGAACGGTAACGATTACTAGCCAATAATCGGGTTTACCGGTCGCGGGGTCGTACTCTAGGGCAACGTCCGCGGCGCGAGCTTGCCACTCTAAGAATGGCTCGCCGAGTAGCCGCGACGTTTCCGCGGCTAAATGGCCGCGGGTAGGGCGGGTAGGGTTCCGCGGCGTATGGTAGCGCGGCGCGAGCTCGGCGGACTCTTCGAGCTCGTTTACGTGTTCGCTATGTGCGTTTCGAGTGCTTGCCACGGGTCTAGTTCGTTGTGTTCGGTAGGCGATGTGGGGAGAGCTTCGAGCGTGTCCCGGATTTGGGCGGCGAGCCCAGCGAGCGCGTACGCTTTCGCCGATCCGTTGCTTGCGGCTCGGTCGAGAGCTTCGGTTAGCGTGTAGAGCGTAGCTATGGTGAGCGCGTGCGCGGGCGTAATGAGTCCGCGGGCGTCGAGCTCGCCGAGCGTGACGGCGGCCGCGGCTGTTACGCGCCCGGCGCGAGCGGGCGGCGGTTCCATTCCGGGAAGCATGGGGCTATCGGTCATATCTAGGACTCTACCGGTTCGGGCTCGAACGTATCGAACCATCGTTTCAGAGCTCGATAACTCGCGGGCGCGTCCGGGCGGGCTCGGCCCGCGATTCGGCGGCGTAGCTCGGCGGGCTCTTCGAGTAGTAGATATTCGCGGGTCGGCCGGTAGCGGGCGCGGCCGGTAGCGCGGGCGGATCGAGTCGCTCCGGATCGAATGATTACCGCGCGGCCGTGAGTAGTCGCAGCTGTCAGCATGGAAGCGCGCACGAATTGAGATTCGTTTTCCCAATAATCATCATCACGGTCATAGAGCTCTAAGCTTTCGGATTCGGCGAGCTCGCGGGCGAGCGTGCTTTTTCCAGCTCCGGGCGGGCCGAATATTAGGACGATTTCGCGCGAGCTCGCGCCGTTTTTTTGAACACCAGAAT